GACGGTGCACTCAGCAGGGCGCCCTTGGCAGCCTGGATGAGGAACGCCTCGTCGAAGAACTTGGCGAGTTCCTTGCCGTGGTCCACGCCGAGTTCGGCGCGGGCATTGAAGTCCGTCTGGAACTCGTTCAACTGCGAACGGTTGTCGCGGGCGAGGATCAGCGTGTCAACCGTGACACTGGCCGAGCCGAACTCGGTCTGCGTGACCTCGGGCCGGACGCCCGGAGTGATTGCCAGCAGATCGGTCTTGCCGACGCGCCGGTTCAGGAGAGTGTCGGTGCCACGAACCGGCTTCACCGGAACGAACTTGCGCATGATCGACTTCTTGGCGAACTGACTGTCGACAGTGCCGCCATACTGGTCGATCATATCAGCGCGTGCAAAGTCACTGAGATGTGTGGAATCGACGGGAGGATTGGCCATCTTGATGGCTCCTTATGAGTTACAAGCCTTGTGCCCTGCCTCTATGGCGAGCGGCTGTGATTTCATTCAGCACAGCTTCGGACGCATTGTTCCTGTGTGCCTTGGTGAGTTCCGCAACATAGTCTGCGCGGGAGATTGAACGGGCTGACCCCGCAACGCCGCCGTCACCCTGGATGGGTGCGACGCCAGCGGTAGTCAGCGAAGTGTTCGCTTCGTCCGCGTTATATTTCGCAGCGATCTCTGCAACGGCGAAGCGCGCCTGCGCGCCGCCTTCATCGACCATACCACGGTATTCAACCAACTCGGCGTCAGGAAGGTTGCCCTTGGCCCATGCCGCCATCTTGGTCCAGTTCTCCTCGCCGCCCGCAGCTTCCTTGATGTCGGCTACGATCTGGGTATTGCGAGCATTCTTGTCGTTCACGAAAGTCGTGACGCCGGCCATGATAAGTGTGGCCTTGGTCTGACCGACTTTCTCTTCCAGTCCTTCGAGGTCGATCTTCGACAGATCGCCTGCTGTGACTGCGTCGAACAGGAGCGCTTTGGCCTCCTCGGGAGACACGTCAGCGTTCTGCAACATGGTCAACACACTGTCGGCCACATCGTTACCGGTGGAACCCCACTCGTCTGTGTTCAGAGGAGTGTTTTCCTTCTCGGTCTGCGCTGCCTTGTCAGTAGCAGCCTTCTCGGCAGCGGCGATCTTGTCCGCTGCGTCCTTGTCTTCCGCTGCCTTGGCATCCGCCGCGGCCTTCTCCTCGGCAGTAGGCGCCGGGGGCTCGTTGCTGGGTGCCGGGGGCACAGGGTTGCCCTGAATTACGTTGGCGTCGTCGTTGCCGTCTCCGGGTCCGACGTTCTGGGCTTTTGCTGCCGCAGCGGCGGCTGCTGAAGTTTCCTCTGGGGTGGCCATTTATCTCTCCATCATGGCTGGTCAGCCTGGACCGCAGCCTCGCCACCCGCTTGGGCGACCTTGGCTTGAGCCTCGGCATTAAGCTGTGCTTGCTGCTGTTGCATAGCCGCTTCCTGATTTGCCTGCATCTCCTCTTGAGTATACATGAAGTTCTTCAGGGCGACAGTGCGGTTCGTGAACACGAAGCTCGCGAACAGCAACGGGTTGATCGCTGCGCGGATGTCTTCCGGCACAGCCTCGAGCATCTGTAGATCGGCTATCGCCAGCCGCAGGTTGTCGAGTTGCCCCTCACGAGACAGGCTCTCCAGACCGGTGACGACGATGACCTCGAATAACTCGGCGAAGTTGCCAAGCTCTGCCTCCAGATTGACTTGCAGGATCGCGAACTCGCTTTCCTTCTGCTGCCATTCTTCGGCAAGGCGTGAGTAGAGGCCACCGTAGGCGCTCTCCAACTCACGAGCGTTCAGTCTGATCTCCTCGGCAGTCACGCGCTCCGCGTCGCGGGTGCTCGCGCTGTTCAACAGGAAGGCTTGCGACAGGTCGCGCTCCCACTTGTTGATCGCTTCCATCATGATCGAGATGTCGCCCCGCTTGCCGATCTCCGGCACCGTGATGTCACCTTCGTTACCCTGATGGTAGCTACCGCGTAGAGCATTGTTCAGCACCTCGACGTCAAGGGTGCTCCCCGTGCGAACGAGGAACTTGATGTCAGCGATTGCGGCCATGAGGTCGATCATCGCCTCGGTCAGCACGTCGAGATTGTGGAACGCGATTGCGTTGTCTTCCACCAGCCCGCGCCCGTAGTGCTCGCCTCGTGCGAGGCTCCACGTCAGGGGCAGGATAGGCAGATCAACCTCAGTGTAGAACCGGGGAGCATCGATCATGACATTGTCCGCGGCCTGCTGGAACTGCCAGCGCTTGCCCACCAGCTTGTAGTGGCTGTAGAGCGTAACGTCGGTGTCGTTCTGGTAGTCAGGCTTCATGGAAAGCATCACTGCACGGACCTGCTCAGGAAGGTTCCCGAACTTCTTGTTGTCCTGGAGGATGCACTCGCGCATGTCGCCTTGTAGGCCGCGGCGAATGCAGAAATCGCGCACGCCGTATACGACACGCTTGCCGTCCAGCATCCGGCGGATGACTGCGTTGCCAGTGATGATCATATGCTTGACCGACATCACGGCTATCGGCCGGTAAGCGGTCATTTGAAGTCCACGCATGGCGACCTGCTCGATACGAGCGGTCGATGAGCGAACGATCTCCGAGAGTTTGCCTGCTCCTTCGTCGCCGACTTCCTTCTCCAGTGCGACCTGCGCCTCGGGTGTGAGGGCAAGCGTGAAGAAAGGCCGGTCGTGCGGGAACATGGTGTCGGCGATGCGGTTGCTCAGGTGGTTGACCAAGCGAGCACCGACCACAACGTGGCCTTTCTCGGCTTCTTGGTTATGCTGAACCGCGACATCCATAGTGATGCTCGGGATCGTCCACAGTCCATACTGCTTAGAACGCGAGATCAGGTCGCCCTTCTCTCCGTCCATTTCTGACCATAGGTTGGACAGAAAGCCGTCATGCACTGGGTGTGTCATATTACGTCAAGCCTCCCACGGATGATGCAGAGGGTCCGGCCAGGGCAGCCGCCTGCTGCCGAGCAGCGAACGAGCCCTTGCCGCGGCGCCGGTCCTTGTCAGCCTTGGCCAACCGGACTTCGGCAGCCGTGTCTTTCTTCGGCTTCTTGGCGCGTGCGGCGGCTTCGGCTTTCTTGGCCTGCTTCTTGGCCTGCTTCCGCTGCTTGGTAGCGGACTTCTTGGCCATGACGGTGCCGCCCACCGCAGCCGCGACGGCGGCGATGGCGACGATTGTGGTGACTGCGGGCATGTCTATGCTCCTATCTTGAGCCTGTAGCTTTCCTCCAGCGGGGCGAACCCCTTGCGTCGGAGTATGCGGCCTGCGATGGCGGAGCTTGTGGATAAGGTGCAGACACGAACTTCGTCAACTTGAAGGTCGCGGCCTGCTTGAATGAAGGCATCGAGTAGTGCGATACCACTCTTGTCCTCGGCATACCAGCCGAACTCTTGCAGAACAGTCCAGTCTCGAAACAGATCGTCCACCACCATTCCGGCGATGAACCCTGTTCCAGACACAAACATGACGCCCTCGTCGATGACCCAGTCAACCATCTTACGGGTCTTCGGGTCGCTCAACGGAACATCAAAGTATTCTGCATTGAAGTTGTGGATCAAGTCTATGATCCCTTCGGCGTCGTCGGCTGTTGCCTGTCTCACTTCCACCATAGGAAACCCTTCCTCACTGGGAGGGTGGTTTCGACAATCTCGCCGGGCGAGTGGTCGGGCAACTTGCCTGCATTCAGGCGGTTCTCCAGCACATATCGGAAGTCGCGCTGTGCGCAGTGGTATCCGATGTGATACTGAGTGCTGTCTTCGTCCAGCGGGATAGGCGTTAGGGCGAGCAGTAACTTGGCAAGCAAGTCTTCACTGATCGGACCTAGCGCCTTCCGGGTGATTGCTGTCATGGGGGCCTCCGGGGTTCTGGATATCAGAAATGACTGCTGCACCCAAGTGGGCCGCGATGTCATGGGGTATCGGCACGCCTCGGCCGACACACTCGGCAGCGAGGATTATCATGTCCTCGTCCGAAAGTTCGGCATACGCCATTGTGTTCTCCTCTCGCGCGCCTGCGCGCGTGTTCTCTATAGAGGGCGGATTAAGGATTATCCAAAGAAGTAGGGGCTATGTAGCACCTGTTTTATATCGAGGTCGCCTGATGCAGGTAGGTCTGGCAAAGTGATGCCATACAGTTCCTCATGAGTGACTTTGAACTTCTCCAGCAAGTTATCCGAGTGGAGTTCCACAAAGGTCTTGCGGATGATGCGCTGCATGGTGTCTACCCGACCAGCGTGGCACCCGAAGTCATCATGGATCATGGAGAAGCAGTCGATGTCCTCGGCCACTGCGGCGTTCACAGTCATCATCAGATGCGTGGCGTCGATGTGGTGGATCAAGTTAGGGCTACTTCCTTGCCGCTGTTTCTTGACGTCTATCTGGCCATTGCTGGTCGCGATTTTTAAATCAAGACGGCCACCTATCTGTGTGCAAATCTTCGTGAGGTCGAACTTCTGCGCGGCTTGATACACCGGGAACCCAAGTGCACTCGTGTAGTCCAGCGCTTGCTTGTTCTTGGCCATGATACTGCTGGCGGTCTGCACCCAGTCCATAGCCGCTCGGGCTGCAACTACAACCTCGCTTATACTGGACCACAGGATAGGCGTCAGGTAAAGCGAGTGCCTGAAGCTCGTGCCCTTGTCGAAGAACTTCGGCGCGGTCTCGGTCAACCACCGGAAGATCGAACTCGTGCACGCCTGTTGTGTGCTGCCGTAGGGCAGGGTCATCACGGGCTTTTTGGAGAGCGACCTCGGCATAGCTTCTTCGCCAAGTGACGCGAATAG